AAGAACATTGAGAATGTCATCAGTGTTTAATCTTCTTCCTATTCTGATATAATACCCCTCTTTCATTTGATCTTGATTGCTATTAAAGAAGAGATGAGCCTCTTGATAGTCTCTCCAGTTTGGAGGAAGACCCAATATACTTTTGAGGATCTCTTCTTCTTCCTGGACTTGTGGGTTTGATGGGACATTGACGACCTCAATATCAGATCGATATTCTGAAGAAAATAATTTGACCTCATCGGTATAATTATCTTGACTTATTTGGTCAAACAATCTTAAGAGCCTAACATTTTCTTCTTCTTCTTCTCCTATATCCTGAGCTTCTTTTTGTGCTCTTGGATATTCAAGACCCTCAGCAGCATAGGCTACCTCTGGAGATATACCCATAAAAACATGCTTTTCAACTCTTAGAAGTTTCGCATCCCTTACTGATTGCAATGCCTCAACCTCAGAATAATCATGCTCAAAATGTAAATCTTCTTCCCAAAGTCTAGCTATCCGAGTAAATAATAACCCTATTCTCTTTCCTCTTTTGATTTGGTTACTCCAATATTCAATTGCTTGTTGTCGTCCGAGCGCATAATTTGCAGTGGGGAGACCAAGTACAGAGGGAGGAATTCCTAAAACTGCAGAGATCGATTCTCTTGCAAATGTTCGAGATGCTTGGAATTCCATTTCCCTCGGAGATAATTGTAGAAGATCAACATTGACTTGCCCCGATAAAACCATCGCTCCTCCGCTTTTTTGCATTCCTGAATATTGATCAAGAATCTGTCTGCGGACTTCCTTGTTCCATATATCCCCGTCTTCTTTTGGTGATAGAAGAACATCGGGTCTTCCTTTTTGAGTTGCTTCTGATACGAGTTTCTGAGAATTTAGATCAGCATCTAACTCTCTTGCTAATGGTTGTATTGATCCGCATCCATATAGACTTTGATTTCCTTTTTGATAACCTGCATTCTTTCCATGTATAACTCTATCGGGAGGATATACAACAACCGACCCCGATGAATTATGCTCATATCCAATAAGACCTTTCTGTTGATCTGTTACAATCTTAACTTCTTCTGGATGCAAACGAACCATTGAAACAGGTCTTTCAGAACTTCCCAATAAAAGAATATAACAATTTCCACTTAATACAAGATCAATAGTTATTTGTTCTCTGAATAAAAACTCATCTGTATCAGTTGTAGGCATTCTCAGAAGATCTAAAACAGGATGATCCATTATTTCAACAGCCTTATCCCCATAGCCTTTAATCAATTTCAAAGGAAGAGCAGCTAGATCTTGAGATAGTCTTTTGACCCCTGCATGTGTATAACCATGTATACCAAATGCATCCATTGATTTTTGAGCCGAGAATGTATTTTGAACACCTCCAACACTATTCCAGCTTGCTCCCCGATTTTCTTCTTTAGGTTTTTCAATCTGTTTAGCATATTGTTTTCCTAATATAGCATTGTATACCCTAATGAAATAATTATCACTCATAAAAACCTCCTTTATCTGTGTGCATTATATCTCATAAATTGCATTATCATATACCTCAAACTGTCCATAGCATGATCATCTGTTTTTTTCACAACATCTTTTTTGCTCTTATTATCCCATTTATAGAGTCGAAATTCACGAAGTGTATTCTTTACATTAGGAGTAAATAAAAGTCTAGTTTTTCCATCTTCAGATATTTGTAAATATTCTCGAACCATATTAATTCCCTCATTAACGCCGAGGTGCTTTGGTGCCGGAAGAGTTCTTATATTACATTCTCTCCCGAGTGTAAGACGTCCATCTTTAGATTCCGGATCTGCTACATACCAATATATCTCTTCATCATTCATCTTGTTGATTCTATTTATTTCTCTACCACTTTCAATTGTTGTTTTATTTACCCAATATAATTCTCGATATACAATAAGAGTTGTATCTGATGAATAATAACCAGATGGAGCTTCAGCAATCCAAAGAGCGCAGAAAGGATGACTTGATCCAAAGTCAATGCTAACAAACTTTCTCCAATGAGAGGGAATAGGAAATTGATCGATAATATGAGTATCTTTTGAAAACTCGGGATAAACAAGTCCACTTTGAGCAGAGAACTCACCAAACAATCTTGATTTTTGAGATGCTTCAGAGAGATGATTTACTGTTCTTCTCATTTTTACAGAGGAGATGTATGGGTTATCTAGTCCTGATATTTTCACAACCTCGAAACCTTTTGCAGGGTTTTCCACAAATCTCTCAAACATCCAAGAAAGGCCCTTTAAAGGAGTAGCTGTAATTATAACTTTTCCTTTTAGATCTACAGTTCTTAATAAGCACTCATCTAGGATACCGACGTCATTTGGCTCCTCATCGATCCAAACCAAACTCACAGCAGCGCCTTGAAAAGCATCTCTCCCACTATCGCAAGACTTATTTACAATTCTTCCTCCATTTGGAAGAAGAGCAACAGCTTGATCTTGAGAATTCCATCGTATTTTTTTTGATCCTTTAGGAAGATACTGATCTATCTTTGGTCTTAGATATTCAATCCCATCTTTATAACTTAGGGATGCACACCAAACAGTTGAGGGCTTTTCTGGGACAATGTCTTTAGGTAAATTATTAAGTATCAGCCAATCCGATACCCATGGCTCATTTCTCCCTGCTGCACAGGCAACAGATAACATAGCCCCAATCTGAGTTTTTCCTGCTCTGTTTCCTCCTGAGATCAAAAGACTTTCAGATCCCATAGATAATAGTGCATGTCTTTGAGAGGTTCTATGCTCTGTAATATCGCATTCATTACAACGAAAAAGTGTTCCTTTTATTCTCGTCATTGGTTTTCCACAACCTCTTTTTCTATCTGTGGAGAGTCCATCCCATCTATGGCAATGAGGGACCCAAAGCAATGCGACCGAAAGAGGATAGTTTAATGCATACTCAATCAGACTTTGTCTTTGTCCTAAAATCTTCTCTAATTCGTGTCTGCTCAAATTCGTGTTCCTTAAAATCTTTTATTAGAGATTGATGTGCTTCCGCTAAAAGTGAAGTATATTCTTGACCTGTGTAAAGATGAATATCATATAATAATTGAGCAAATGCAGGTGACTTTGGAAAATTCTCTCCTAATGTCCATCGTAACAGATCTCTTGATTTCCATCGCGTAAATTGTTTCATAAATGGTTTCTTTTTTCCTATTTTTTTACAAGCCCACTTTGCAAAATGTACATTTTTAATTTTACTATTCATTCTTCATCCAAATCAATTATAGGTCGTTGTATTATTTCTTTTAGTTGTTGATCGCTCTCTTCAATTTGTTGTAATAACTGTGTTACAGAAATCTGTCTGTTATCTATTTTCATTTCAATAAGGGGTTCTTGTTGTCTTTGATATTCTTTATGTCGCCTTTCGATCAGCCATGCAGATGCTTGCCATGTACCAGATTTGGCTGCATTTTGAATAATAGCTAAGTTTGCAAGAGCATGATTTGATTCCGCTTTTTTGACTCTTAAATATAATTCAGAATAGATTGTATTATCTTCATCTCTTCCTCTGCTCATCCAAGTATAAAATGTGGATGTTGATATACCTGCATGTTGACATGCTAAAGTCTTTGTCATGCCAACCCCGAATGCTTTTTCTAAAAGAAGAATATACATCTCACTAATTTTAAATGGTCTTCCTATTTTAGTCATTATTATTTACCTCAAAGATAACAGCATCTACTTTCAGTATATCATCACCTGTAGCATGTTTAATTCTTTGCATAGCAATATCACAATATTCAGGGTTCATTTCAGTACCAATAAACTTAAAGCCCTCCATCGATGCAGAAACTCCAGTAGTACCAGAGCCTAGAAAGGTATCTAATACGATCCCTCCTTTTGGTGTGAGAAGACGACATAACCATGCCATGAGTTTGGTAGGTTTTACTGTAGGATGAAAATTTGCTCTCTTTGGATTGGGATTGCCATCTAATCTAGTTTCTCCTGCTCCCATATATCCATCACTTACTTTTTGAGGGAGATCATCTAGTCCTGTTTCACGTTCTGATCTTGAAGGTTTTGCACATTGATATATATTTGCAGGCCAACGACCTAAAGGAGATGGATTGTTCTGTATAATTTTACTTGTGTTTTTTTGAAATCTACCATCTGAATTATCATAATCTTCTAAATTGCTTATCCAAGGCTTATTTTGTTTTACTTCCTCTTGATTTCCTACCCAACAAGGATCACCATATCCAAATCTACAAGCATCTATATTAATCGCACCTGTACCCCACTTCAAAACATTCTCTGATACATTCAACCCCTTCTCTATGGGCTTTCTGCAAAGGATAGCAGGCTCCTGAGCAGGTTTCAAGGCTGTTCCCCAACCTTCCCAATATTGTGCTTCTTCTGTAGCTGGTTTTGTTATATCAACTTGATCTGTTTCTATTTTCTCTCTATTTCCTACAATTTTACCATAACTATTACCAGTTCCTATTCCTGCTGTTTTATATCCAACAACTTCTCTCTCAACTCCTTTCATTTTATCAATCTGCTTTGATATATCCATGCTTTTTGGGAAGCCCGAAAAGTACAACCAATTGATCATATCTCGAATTTGAAATCCCTCATCTTCCAAAGCGCAAACCATTCTATGTATTGCTCTTGTAGCACCGAAAGCAACAATATGACCGCCATGTTTTAATACTCTGAAACATTCTCTAGCCCATTCTTCAGTTGGTACAGAATGATCCCATTCCTTTCCCATGAAACCTATCCCATAGGGAGGATCACATACAATGCTATCTATTGAGTTATCAGGAAAAGACCTTAATATTTCAACACAATCACCACATATAACATATTGAGATCCTATTTGATAGATCCCTCCATCTTCTGCTATTTTTACATTTTCCCAATCAAAATTATCAGCATCTTTATAATCTATATTGGTATCTTGTTGCGTTTCAATCTCTACAGAAATATCAGAAAGCAATTCATCAAGTTCTTGATCATTCCATCCAATATCTTCAAGATCATGCTCTGGAATTTCAGATAATAAATCTTTAAGAATATCGTTATTCCAATCAGCAATCTCTCCAAGCTTATTGTCTGCCAATGCTAATAGTTCTGCCTCTGTTCTATTAAGTTTCATAAACCTAACAGGAACAGTTGATAGACCGATACTCCGTGCTGCTGCTAAGCGAGTATGACCCGCAATAACCATTTTATCCTCTTCTCTTGCTATGATAGGAGATGCAAATCCAAATCGCTCAATAGATCTAGCTACTTTTAAAATGGCATGATCATTTATCCTTGGGTTGTTCTCCCATTCGATCAAACTATCAATATCTACATATTCTCCAATGCTTTCTATTTTCTTTTTTCCTGCCATGTCAATCCTTTAAATTCCATTGTTTAATTACTTGTAATGCTATTCTTTGGATCATAAATGGTGGAACACTCATCCCCATAGCCCATCTTGCTTTTTTGATATTTTCATATTTAAAATCCATAGGAAAAGAAGAACAAATCAATAGTTCGTTATATGATATATGTCGTTTAATTTCTGGATGACAAAAAGTTGATCCTGCACAATAAGTCGGTATTGGTTTTTTATACGATAATTTTACAGTATTAAAAAAATTCCCTTTAGGATGATATTTACTAAAAGTTTTTCCTTGTGGAACTTTTGAATACATTTTTTCAAAGCAGGAGCTTAATTTTACATTTTCTTTTGGGTCTTTATATTTTTCAATCATTTTAGAAGCTTGTCTAAATGTTATTGGGTTTTCATTAAATTTCAATTTTAGTTTTGATAACTTTAAAGATCTTTTTCTGGATATAAAAAACACTCTTTGTCTTGATTGTGGAACCCCCATATTATCAGCATTAAGAAGAAATAACTGGGTATCATATCCAATATCTGAATATGCTTTGATGATTTCTTTAATATATCCTTTTGCTTTTCCCTTGATCATTCCTGAAACATTTTCAGCAATAATAATTTTGGGTTGTAACTTTTCAGCGAGAGCAATAAATTCAAAGAAGAGATCATCTAATCTTTGCAATGCTTGACCCTCTGCAAACTTTTTAGCTTTTCCCCAATCTCTTTCTCTTACTCCTGCAGTTGAAAAAGAGGTACAAGGCGGAGAACCATCTAAAATATCAAGGTTGTATAATTCATCGGGATATGTATCTTTATTAATCATATCTCTGATTGACATAACATAGCTATATTTGGGGTTGTGGTTCATTTTATACATCTCAAATATTTTTGGATCTATTTCGTTACAACCTATTACATCAAATCCCGCTAGTTTGTATCCCATAGTAGAACCACCTGCACAGGAGAAACATGAGAATACTTTTCCTTGATCTTTTGGGAAATACGCATCTTTTAAAGTCCACGGACCTATTATTTTTTTACATTTATTCATCCCATTCAAACCCGCATCGAGGACATGTATGGTCAAAATTATCAAATGAATCTACATCCAATTCTTTATCTTCTTTTGATTCATAATTAATATCATAATTAATTTCAGACAACATTGAGTCTAATTCTTCAGAAGAGAAACCAATATCATCAAGATCTTGATCGTTAATATCAGATAGAAGATCGCTTAAAATTTCATTATCCCAATCAGCAATCTCTCCAAGTTTATTATCAGCAATAGCAAGAAGTTCTGCTTCTGTTCTCGATAATTTCATAAACCTAACAGGAATTGTAGTTAGACCCAAAGATCGAGCAGCGGCTATCCGTGTGTGGCCTGCAATAACCATTTTATCCTCTTCTCTTGCAATCACAGGAGATGCAAATCCAAATCTTTCGATGGATCTAGCTACTTTTGAAATGGCTGCACTGTTAATCCTTGGGTTATTTTCCCATTCAACTAATGAATCGATATTTACATATTCTCCAATACTCTCTGGTTTTTTCTTTCCCGCCATAATAACCCCAAAAAAAAAGACTAGAATAATCTAGCCTTTTATAATGAAGTTGACAATTAATTGTTAATTTTCTTCTGTAGGTTTTTCATGATCTTGCATGATAAAATATAATGCTTGCATGAATAATGCTTTGAAATCTTCTTCAAATACTTTTTTTCCATCTTCATCTTTTAGAGCAGCAGCAAAAGAACAAATTCGATCTACATTTGAAATTGGTACAGGACCT